GTTATACCATCTCTAATACCACGACCAATTATTACAGTTAAATTAGTAATAAAATTTTTAGAAGCAGCATCTTTAGCTACTTCAAAATGTCCTTTATGAGGTGGTTTAAATCCACCTGGATAAAATCCTGGAGCTGGATCGTTTAATACTTCAGATATAATGTTTTTTCCTAATTCAGCAGCGTTTATTTTCATTTTAAAAATGATTGTATTTTAGATTTAGCAGTTTCTATTGAATCAAATTTAGGTAAATTTTTAACTAATTGTTCAATGTCTTGATTCATTTGTTCAATTTCTTTTTTCTTTTTTTCAATTTCTTCTGGTGATTTTTCTTTACCAGATTTAGCTTTAGAATCTTGAAAATAAGGAGATACTAATTCTTTTGAAAAATCTAAATTAGCATCTTCTGGGTTGTTATTGATTAAAATAAAATTTTCACCAAATTCATTTTTGTATAAACCTATATTTTGATTTACATCTCTCCAAGTGCGTAAAACAATAGAAGGCATTAATGACCTATCTCTTTCAGCATTACGTTTTAAAGATGTTAAAGGAGAAACATAAATCATTATCATTAATGTTTTATACCCTAAATCTTCTAATTGTTGTTTTTTCTTTAATATTGGACCTGAAGCAGCACTTGTTCCATCGATAATAATATTTTGAAGAGATTCTAAAGCTTTATTATATTTTTCACGAGTAGTTTTTTGTGCTTGTCCCATTAATTTAGCAGCTTGTGCTAATTCATCAGGAGTAAAATCTTTTTGTTTCATTCCTAAACCACTTTTCTTTAATAAATCTTCATAAGTGTCATCAACATTAATAACCTGCATAGTTGAAGGGAGTAAATTATCAAGTTGAGTAGGAAATTTAGGATTTGATTTATAAGTAGAAGATTTTCCTCCTCCAGCTGAACCTGCTAAAAATATAGCTTTTGGTTGATTATTTATTTCTAATAGTAAGTCAATTAGACGTATCATTAGTTATAAATATTAACCTAATTTAACACTTGTAGGATATGATTCAAATATTGGTTTTTGATTTGGATTTTCTAATAAATAGATCTCATAAATATTTTTAAACATTGTAAAATATTCATCTATTGTTTTTTCTCCTTGAACAATTTCCCAACCATTACCTTGCAATTTTCCTTCTTTTAAACCACGTTTACTTGATTTAAGCCATATAATACCAGTTTCTTCTATTTTATTATCATAATGTTCATCCCAAGCTTTAGCATAAGCTGATAATTGTAAGTTATAACTAGTATGTAATGAATTTGATGTTTTGATATCTAATAACCAAATCTTTTCATTCATTTTAACTACTAAATCACAAGTACCAGCGTACTTATGTTCATGAGATAATAAATGAATTTCAGAAGCTATTAACTCTGGATTAAATGTTTTCCAAAATTCTGTAAAACGTAAAATCATTCTCCATACATCTAAACTATAATTAGCATGACCACGATCATCCATCCATTTAATTTCTTTACCTTCTAAAAATGCTTCAATAGCATTATGTACTTGTGTTCCTTCATCAGCAGCTTTTCTAGCTATAATATCTGAATTATGTCCTACATCTTTTAACCAAGCATGGAAAAATCCATTTTTTGGATAAAAATTTAAAATAGAAGTAACTGATGGATAATATTCACCATTTTCTGTTTTATAAAATCTTTGGTCTAAGAAATTAATTTGTTCTCCTTGATGGTCTACAACACGTTTAAGTTGAGGATGTTTGTGGATGTTGTTTCCTTTTTCTATCATAAGTTCATTTTTTTCATCATGAGATCAAGCAATGTTAACTCATGAGCGTTATGTAATAATTTTGTAAATTTTTCAAATCCTAACTCAGAAGGATCTTTATTGTCCATTTCAACTAAATAAACACTTTTACCATAATTTAATAATGTCATAGCATGGTCTAAAGCATCTTTAATAGCATCTTGATCTAAAGCTAAATACACAGTTTTAACATCACTTTCAACAAGTTTTTTCATTAAAGCTTTAGATATAGTTTTACCAAATAATGGAATAGCATTACGTTTAATAGCAATAGCATCAAAAATACCTTCACATAAAATAATAGGTGTTTTCCAATTTATATTTGACTCTAAACCAATCACTATATTTTTATCACATTTAGGTGAATCATATTTTCTATTACTATCAACTATTTTTCTGGATATGAAATAATTTAGTTTATAATTAGAGTCATAGCTAGGTATAATAATACTATCAGAATATCTTCCATTTATGCTATAACCTATATTATATTTGATAATATCTTCTTCTGTTAAACCACGTTTTTTAAGATAAGCTTTAGCATGTCTAGCTTCAATTGTTTTATCATTTATTAAAGATTTAAATTCTTTAGGTAATTTAATATTGTTATCTTCTTCAATAAATTCTTGTTTTGGAGATGATTTAATTATTGAAGATAATTCAATAATTTTATCTTTAGGTACATTTAATTTTTTAAATAAAGTTAAAACAGATCTTCCTTTTGTATGACAAACCCAACAATTATATGGATTTTCACCTTTAGAAGTAGTTACAATATTAACTTCTAATTTAGGTTTTCTATGATTACAAAAAGGACAATGGAAAGAATAATTGCCTTTTGATGTTTTAAAACCTTTACCTAGAACAGATTCTACTACATTTAATAATAGTATGTTTTCCATTAATTGTTAATATAACAAGAAAGGCTTGGAAAACCAAGCCTTACTTTAAGTATTTTTAAATTTAATTAAGCTTTATATTCTTGAGGAGGTGTTTTTAAATAATTTTTAGAAGCTTTAAAATCTTTTTCAAAAACTTTCACATTATCAGTAACACTAGCCCAGTCATCACTTATAAAATGGTCCATCTTTTTCCCCATATATATATTATCTTCCATATCTTCAATAGTGTATGGTACATAATTTGTACCAGTTAAGTCTTTAAAAGCACTATTTAATTTATTAACCATGTCTTCTTTTGTTTTTGTTTTAAGATAATACATAGGTTCATTATTATAATTAATTACAGCATAATACATAGTATCTGATGCTTCTGATGCTTCATTTATCAATTTAGCACCTCTAGTTAACTTATTCTCTACTAAGTACTTTTTTAAATTAAAATTATCCATGTGTTTATGTTTATCTATAAATATATAAAAAATTAAGAAGTAAAATCTTTAGTAAAAAACTTACCTAAGATATTATCATTAAAATATTCTAAAGGATTTTCTAAAACACTATATTTAAATAAATACTTACATTCATAGTAAGTAAGAAGTTTTTTATTAGGAACCAATTGTAGTATCTCACGGGTAAATTCCTCTTGTTTACCATCCTTAATGAGTTCTAAAATTGGTTTAGCAGAACCATAATAAGTTTTCCAGTCTGATTCTTTTACTACCACCTTTGTGGCTGACTTCCTGCCTGGACCTGTTTGTTCTGCTAGTTCCTTTTTTGTTAATTTTTTCTTTACATTGTGAGAAATTCCACTTGGTTTATGAGTTACTATGTAAATAAAACCAAATGTATCTTGAGGAAAATCCTCAATATTTTGTATAACTTTTTTATTATATAACCACATATTATGTATCGTATGTTATTAAAAATGTTGTGTCTGTATTTGATGAAATAGGAATTGGAGCTGCTAGTTTAGCTATAGCTAATAAATTTTGAGCATCATCATATAATCCAACAGCTCCAGCATATGGTGCAAATTGAGAAGATGTAGCAAAATTTAATAAAGTATCATTATTATTTACACTACCAGTTAATAATGTTGGATTATAACTAGCATTAAACTCATAATCTTTAATTGTACATTTTACAAAATTTTCATAAATTGTATAATTATTTTTAAATTCAATAGAGTCTATATTAGTAACTAAACTTCTTGTTGGTAATGTTCCAACTGTATAAGTTTTCCAACATATGATGATTGTGATAATACTGTACCTATTGATGAACTAACATTAGATCCACTCCATAATAAGTTATATTGTCCATCATCATAAATTGAACCACTGTCTATAGTGATTATAAAAGTACCAGGAGTAATTTTATTTCCTATTAAATTTTTAGGTGTATTAATAACTAAAATACTACCACTATCAGATGATGTTGGATAATATTTTTCTGTTGTTACTATATTTCCTTCTATTACAAAAGCTCCAGTAGGTGGAGTTGTTGTTTGAGTTCCATCAAGATATGTAGTTTGTTTAATAGAACCTGTAGAATGGAATTGATTATAAAATTCTGGATAGTAGTTTACTAATATACTTCTATATACTAGATAATCATATTCATTATTTGTTTTATAGCTTGTAGATATATCAAATGAATTTGTAGTATTAATACCTACATTTATAATTACTTGACTGGCTGAAAAACTAGATGATGGTATATAATAATACTTATTAGCTGTATAAGGAACTGTGAATACATCTCCTGTATTTAATCGTTTCCATGAGGTATAAGCCATATCATATTAATAATCTAATTTAACTCTAATAAGAGCTTCTTTAGTAAAGTCTTTTTGCAACGGTTTACTTAATTTAGCTACAGCTAATAAATCACCTGTATCATTATATAAACCAACAGTTGTTGGATATGTTACTGGGTTGTTAATTAAAGTAGCATATAATAAATTACCATTTGAATCTATAATGGTTGGATTACTTGTAAAATTATATTCTGAGTTTTTAACTCTACAGAAGAAATATCTAGATGATATAGTTTCACTAGCTTGAATTCTAAAGTTTTTACCTTTATTAATTAAATCAAATAAAATTCTATTATTATAGTTGTAGTTAGGATTAGCAGAATATACTGTAGCATTACTATCAGTATTCCAAGTTACAGCTAAACCACCACTTGCTGTTGGTTGAGATAAAGCTAAAGCATTTAATATAATTAAACCTTCACTT